CAATCATACGTTCTTCCATTGCCAATTCCTCATCACTTACGACACCATCGCCGTTTAAATCATATTTTGCGAACTCACTATCTTTTTGTAGTTTTTTCTGCATGAGTGTATTACCCCTTAGATATAAAGATGAAATATCTATCTATTATTTCTTTCTTGTTCTCGCATCCTATCATTTTCTTCTTCTATGTGTTGCATCAATAAATTCATATATACATCCCTTTCCCACGGTATCATATTTTCTATTTCTTCTAAAGACCAATTATGATGATGAATTAATCCAAAATTTACTTTATAATATGTCACCACATTATTATGAGAAAGGATTATCCTAAAAAATCAGCTAGTCCCTCCAGAACCATAGTTGATTTAACTTTAGTATTTGGATTCTCCACTTCAATTTCATGCTTAAGTTTAGGCATAGTAGTAAAAAATTGTTGCACTGTTTCAAACATTGCTTGCGTCATACTATTAAAAAAATCATCTAGTTCTTTATTACTCAAATCAACTCTATTATATGTTTCATCTTTATAGTGAACTATATCAATACAATTCTTAATAATAAAAAATGTCTTCTCAGTATCACTTGTTATTTTCTCAGCATCCAAAGTATCTTTTACAGTAGGATATCTCATTACAAGACTAAAATCTTCATTCAGTTCAATATTAGTAGTATGAGTATCATCAACTAATATTCCTACATCTTCTGTGTTTAATGTATATTCTACTTGTGTTTCATAATCATCAGTACATGTAATAGTAAGTTCAATTGACTCTGATATAGATTTTCCTCTAATCCTAAGAAACGCAAATTCAATATCAAACATTGCATCTTTTTTCTTACCCATTTTACCATTTGTACATGCATTAACCAGTTTCAATATAGCAGGATATATTTGTGTTTCATCATCAGTTTCCATAGCCATTAATAAGAGTTTCTCTTCTCCTACTAAGAACGGTCTATATTCAATTTCTTCTCCTGTAGATGGTTGTTTCAAAGTGTAAGTTGGGGTAGTAATTTTTGGCAATGCCATTCTATTGTCTCCTGTTTCAATTCAATTCAATTAGTTTATAGTTTTAATTTAGAAATTATTTTATTAGTAGCTGCTCCAACTACTGCTCCAGCAATAGATTTAACTAAATTTGGAAGTGCGGTTTCTGTAGGTTGTTTATCTCCATGTTTTGAAATATCAGTCCAATGTCTAAAATTAAAATTAACGGACATTCTTGCAATCTCATTTGAAGAACCAGAGCTGTATTCAATAGGACCAAAATTCTTTGGGTAACATTCCCACAACTTAACACCATATGCTGGACTATGATTGTCATCTAATTGGTAAATATCAGCTGTACCTGATGCATACTCCTCATAATATTTTAAATTCCAACTTTCAGTATCATATGCAAGTTCCATCCATTCAGTAAAGAATTTTCTTATAGTAAATCCTCTATCCAAAATAAAACTCATTGTAATTTCATCAGCATATGTTACACCTTCAACAACATCTCTTGTTGGTCCATATATGTTACTATCTGTAGCAGTAGAAAGATTGAGTCCAGGCATACTAACACTTTCACATCTCAATACCAAAGATTGTGCGACTAATTGGTTCATTGATGCTGGAGGATTTAGTTTGACCTCAAATTTATTAGTTCTTGCAACACCACTTTGGTTTATATCAGCAAGAAACTTATCAATCTGTGAACTAGAGGAACGTCCAAAAACTTCTCCTAGAGCATCTGAAATAAGTTCTCTACCAATTCTTTTTGCAGCTCCTCTTGCTTCTTGTACTGCAATTGGTCCTAATGATCCATCAAATACTTGTTCTAAAGTTTTTCTATTAACTACCATTAGATCATTCTCCTAGAATCAGACCATACAGAATCAGCAGATGCCTTTTTAAACTTCTGCACAGGCAATAGTGTTGCGATAGTAAATTCATCAGCATCTATTCTACGAAATTGTGATTTAGTGTATCCCGCAAGATATCTGTGTATGGTTGGTTTAACTAATCTAATAGCTTTTACTGCTTGATAATTTACTTCTAAAGTTGTATTTTCATCAAAAGTGTCACCACCAAAATCCAACATCCTATCCAACAACTTCATTCTTAATGGAATAGGTAAGTAATGGAAATTGATACCAAGAAAACCATCTTTATATTTCTCTAGGGGTAATACTAATGGGAATGTATCATAGTATGGTAATTTATTCTTATGTTTAGGACTATATATAAACATATTTAATCGTCCATAAAACGGTCTAGAATTTCTTTTACCATCTCGTATTAAGTCCATAGAACCAGGCATACCAAATTCTTTGATCTTATCTTGATACCAATCATTAGAATAAGGTCTACCTTTTGCTGCTTTTTGTACTGATTTTATATAATTACTCTGTGCCATACTGTTATTTATAACGTATACCTAAATCATCTTCAGTCAATATCTTAAATTCCATACCATTATTTAAGCACCAAGAGTTTGCATATTTCCACTTTGCTTCATTGACTCCCCATGTTTTAACCTCAGAGAACCAACGTTTAGTTTTTCTTGATGGTTTTGGATTGGGTGGACTACATTGTTTCTTTGGTTTAACTTCTATGATGTATTTCTTTATTTTACCATCATGTTGTTTAACTTTAATATAGAAATCTGGATAGTAACGATGTTTTTTTCCATCCCAAGGAGATAAATATGGTATAATGATCTCTTCACTACCCCATTCAATTATAGAGGGGCTGCTGTCACAATATATCATAAACTTTCGTTCCCATAGAGAACGATAGACAATTTTAGTTACATTACCCGTATATTTTGACGGATTATTGGGTGAATATTTTCCTTTGTATGCCATGACGTATAAATAGTTCCGTAGTATTTATAGGGAGAATTATAGTGGCATTACAACCTTTTGCAGGCGGCGCCGCAGAAACTAGCGATGTTGGTGAATTTCCAACACCAGCAGCTTCTGCGGCAGATGAATTTGCTGTAGCAGCTAAAAAGTTACAGTATAAAATATTACAATATCCAGACGATGTTGGTTCTGCTGGTCAAGGTCATTATATAATTTTAAAAATCCATAGAAAAGTTCAAGGAAAAGTTAAAAAAGTCCAAGCCGTTTCTGCTGCAAAAACCCGTGGAAAATCATTTACAGCTAGAACATTAGCATTAAAAGGATCACACCTGGCAACCAAAGTACAAATTTCATTATACATGCCCCCTTCAGTTGAAGTTAGCTATAAATCTGATTATGCAGATACAGAAATAAGCGCTCTTGCTGGTGCCGGGGCAGGAGTTATCGAGGCGGCACTAAAAGGTAAAGGTGCCGGGGGTAAAATGATTGATATCGGCAAGTCACTTGGGCGAGGTGCTGCAGAGGTTGGCACAGCAGCAGCAATATTGACGATGGATACAGCTGCTCCTGGAGCTTCGGCAATTGGACAAATTGCTGCGGGGAAAATTCAAAGTAGTAAAATGGAACTCCTTTTTAAAGGAGTTGGTAGAAGATCATTCAATTACACATTCGCCTTTATTCCAAAGAGTGCTAAAGAATCTAAATCTGTAGATGAGATAATATATGAATTAAAAAAAGCAATGCTTCCAGAATATACTACAGGTATGGCTGGTCAAAATTCAGACAGAACTCTGACAATTCCCACCACTTTTGGTATAGAATATTATTTTACTGATGGTGGTGGTAAAAGAAACAACTTCTTAAATAAAATATCTACTTGTTATCTTACTGATTTACAGGTAAAATATGGTGGAGATAGATATAAAGCGTATTCTGCTTCTAACACATCAAGAGGTGAATCAGGAGCTCCACCACAAAGAACAGAAATATCACTTACGTTCAATGAAATAGAAATAATTACTACTGAAGATATTGAAAAGGGATTCTAATATGTATTTTGAATTATTCCCAACAATACCATATAGTAATACCACGCATATGACACCAAAAATTGTCACAAATCTACTCAAAAGAATTGGAGTTAGATCGGCAATAAAAGATAATGCTGTTGTCTTTTCAAAGTATATTATACGGGGTAACGAAACACCAGAGAATTTAGCATTTGAGTTTTATGATGATGCAGAACTTCATTGGGTAATTCTTTTGACAAATGATATCTATGATAGATTTCATCAGTGGCCTATGAATGTAAATCAATTTCAAGCATATCTGGGAGAAAAATATACAGATGCAAATGCTGTACATCACTACGAAATACAACAAACATCTGGTAATACCACAATTACAATTGATGTGGGTTTTGAAGCTACATTAAATCCTGGCGCAACTGCTATAACTAATTATGAATATGAAAATAAAAGACAGGATAAATTAAGAGAAATAAAATTACTTGATCCATCATATGTGAGTCAATTTGTTTCAGACTATCAATCTCTAATGAAGAGTAATAGATAAAATGGGAACAACTAAACTCAGTGAGCCAGGACAATTTGATATTGAAAAAGCTATTTTAATAACTAGTGAGGGTGTAGAAGTTAATCTTGGTAAATCTATCTCTGAGATAGTACTTTATGAAAGTATTGAAGCAAACTCTATTACTGGACATATAGCTGTATTTGATACTGTCGGTCTTAGTAATATTGGACCAGTTATTGGTATGGAATACCTCAAGCTTGTAGTAGGCACATCATCTTTGAATAATGATAA